AGCAGCCTGCAGCCTTCCCCGTTCTCCTAGCAGCTCCAGCTGCCGCTCTCCTGAATCTGTGATCGCCTGTTCCAGAGCGACTCTGTCTTCAGGCTTCAGTTCAGCTACAGCCGCCTTATATGCCACTTCAGCTTTAATGATCTTGGCCAGAGCCAGTTCCAGGTCAAGAGTCGCACCACCGAGTTCCTTCATTTCTCTGATGGTAGTCTCCAGGGAAGTCTCAGTGGCGCGCTTGAAGAAGTCACCTGCAGCTGAAGCTGCATTAGAGAACCAGCCGGCAACGCCTTCAGTGGCTGGTGACAGATAACCCCCAAGCGAAATCGCCGCTTCTTTTATAGAAGCACGCATCTTATCATACTTATCGGTTGCAGCTGCTGTCACACCGCCCATGCGCTCCAGGTTCTCGTTACCGATTTCAAGCGCCTTGTCTATAAACGCTTGCTTCTTCTCTGCATCGGTCAATTTATCTGCTGTGATGCCAAGTGCTGCAGCATACTCTTCATTCGCCTGCTTGACATCTATCAGAATGCCGAGATTATCCAGCATGAGCTTGGAGCCACGCCCCAGAGCGGTCACAATAGAATTCAGCATGTAGTCCATGCTCTCACCAGTGGCCTGCGCTGCACCCCTGGCGATTCCGAGCATATCATCGAACCGCTCCAGCGGCAGGCCGAGCAGAGCTGCTGCGTTGTACTTCTGCATCAGCGTCATTTCATCAATTGTGCCAGCGGTCATCTTCTTCATCTTGATGAGCATAGCGCCAGGCTGTTCAGCCAACTGCTCAAACTTCTTCCTGACCACATCGAACACAGCCGCCTGCTCGCCTAAATCCATCGCCTTCTTCGCACCAGCCATGGCGGCAGCTACAGAAACAGCGCTTCCGGCTATCTTCATCAGCTGCTTGTCAATTCCGCCGATTGAAGATTCCGCTTTCTTCGCGCCCTTCTCTTTCAGGATGATATCTTGTTTTGTCTCGCCCATTAGGTCTTCCTGGTCTTCTGCTTATGCTTGAAAGCTCTCGGCAGTTCCTGCTCTATAATGCGCTCTGCATCCAGCCAGAATGCAGGCAGTTCTTCGTAGCTTCCGGGGAACGGAGGGACTGATGGATGTGTCACACAATAGTCGTGACGGTGTATCATTTCCTGTGACCTTGCATCGAACAGATGCAGTGGAGAGCACAGTAACAGGCTGTACTGGAACTGAAACTTTTCGGGGAAGGTGTTGATGATTTGCCACAGCTGCTCCTGGCTTCTGATCGTCATATATTGCTTCGTTTTCGCATTCAGTGACTTGTACGGGAAGTTCCCGAACGGATCACTCAATGTATCACAAAGAACTGACAGCCAGCAATTCAGGCGCAGCTTCAGGCGGTCGTAGGGTTTATTTCGTTCTCTGCCTTGACAGCCGCTCCGATTTCCACAAGCTCTGCGTCAGAATAGCCGAACCCTTCAAGCTCTTCCAGGTTGCGGGAGCCTGTGGCGTACATCGCCCAGCGAATGCCGGCTGCAAAGCTGCCACGAATACACATACTCCCCGAAGGGTTGTACTCGATGGTTTCAATGCTGCGGCATTCTGCTCGCTGTGCTAGGTTCAATGGTTTCAGCTCCGCCACTTTCCCTGTGGAAAGCTTCAGCTTACCGTTGACAATACCTTCCGGCTCCTGCGGCCGCTTCTGTTCTGGCTTCGTGCTGTCTGTCATGTTGTCCTTCTTTCTTCAGTTTGTATCACGCTGTGGTGATAGAGTACAGGCTGTTCGGGCCAGATGCAGTCACATTGAAGGGAAGATCTGTGATCGCGCCGATTTCTGTCTTCAGATTGTTCTGGATGTCGGTAAACATCACATACGGTAGAAACAGAATGAAGTTGCTACCATTGCTGAGCGTGATATTGGTGAAATCGCCACTGTACGCCTGAACTCCCGCCAGCAGCCCTTCTACAACCGAGTCGTATTTGACCTGGATTGAACCTGTGACCGTGTATCCGCCCCGGTGGTAGCCTTCAGGAGCGCCTGCAGATGTGAACCCGAACCTTGCAGCAGGCCATTCTATGTCAAGGCTCCAGCCCGACATGACGATATCGTCAGAGCCGATCTGCTTTGTGGTGGTCAGATCGAACACAGTCGGCGCATAAGCCGTCATGGTACCTGAAGGTTCAACAGCAGTCGCTCCAACAGTTGGATTGTAGCCGGTATAGAATTCACCGGAAGCTATCAGCTGACCGCCCTGTGTCCCTGCTTCCTGCTTCAGTGAAAGCTTCGTTAGCAGAGTGCTGTGGATAGTGCGGGACTTGGCGCTGTACGGGCTTTTCAGGATTACAGTAGCATATTCGCCTGTGCTCTCGCCGTCAGCGTAAACAGCTGGCGTGGCATTGCCCGCCCTGACGAACGGACTTGTAGCATCTGCGCTGATCAGCTGCAGGAGCTTGTTCAGCCCTTGATAGTGGTTTACCACCCATTCGAATGACCAGGGGAAGGTTGCGCCATCTACACTCTGCCTGAAGTCAGTCGGTCTGCGTGCATGTTGACCTGTGCGTGCGATTTCAGTCTTAACCAGTCCGCCCGTCAAGTCCACATCGTTCACTGTCTCTGGGTACAGCTTTACAAAATCAGCGTCAGTGTCTTCGGCTGTTCCCATCGCAGATGATTGAATTGCAAGGAAGACTTCAAACTCTTCGCCGCTATAGGTGTTAGTTACAATTGCCATGTTTTCTCCGTTTAGCTAAGTGTCTGCGGGTATGTCGCTTCATAGACAAGACGCGCTTCGTAGTCGATTTCTTCATCATCATGTTCGGGGTATTCTACGCTGACAACGGCTCCCTGGTGGTAGTAGACGGCATCATTCACATCACGAGCAGTGATGTTCGTATCAAGTAGATACTGGATGTCATGCACTTTTTGCGTGCGTTCCTTGTCTGATATGCTGCTCGGATTATAATAGTCCAGGTGTACTGTATAGCGATAGCCAGCCAGACCGGAAGCTCCTACCAGTTGCGTATGTAATTCAGGGCTGATGATCAGCCGCTCCCCGCCGCCCGGATCTTCATCTGACAGGAACACAGGAAGGGTGACAGCTGTTCCACTGGCTGCAGACCTGAGAACATACTGCACGCCCTTCATGATCTTGTCATAGATGATGTTAGTCGCCACGAGACTTCTTGCCTTTCGGCTGTGACTTCTTCTTCGCCAGCGGTGAACCATCCGGCTTGCAACGCACCCATCCGTCCGAGAGCAGCTTCTGAAGCGTCTCTTCAGACAGGTGGCGTGATACAGCCTTCACTTCGTCACCGTTTCTGTAGAAGTCATGGATGTCTTCACCTTTCATCACATTCTCCTGTGTAGTCGCATTGTCTGGAATTGACTCGTAGAAGGAGCCTTCGTCTGTACTGATAGCCACCAGTAATCATCGGCAGAGTAGACTCCAGGAAGCCAGCGCACCTGCATCCCACCACCTGCTGTCTGATACTTCTGGTTTATCAAAGTATCAGCCACCACTTCCTGACCATCGACATCAGTCACCTTGTAGGTCACGGTCTCATTGTCTACAGCAGCTGTGACAGTGCCCGCATCAACGATTTCCAGCTTATACCGGTTATATCCATCCAGCAGCGGCGTTCCAACCGGGTCAACAGGTCTGCCAGTAGTCGGGCTGTCTGTGGAACCTTCTTCTAAGAAGCCACCATCAGAGCGTGTCCACTCGAATGACAGCGCCATGTCACCGCTGTTGATGCGTGATACAAGTCCCACATCGGGATCGAACACCTGTCTTTCTAGAGACGGAATGATGGAATGTTTCGGGTCGCTGCCACGCACGATTAGGATACAAGCAAGCAGAGCGTTTGCAAGGACGATGGAGTAGTCATAGCTATAGTCGCCACCAGTGCGGGTCGTCATCGGAATCGGGCGCGGCATCTTCGGGTCAAGATTGTCTTCCAGCCATCCAGCAGCGTTCGTGATTGCTTCAGTTTTTACTGTCGCCCATGCTTTGTATGCAGCCTTCCACGACCAGTCTGTGACAGAACCTGAAGGAATCTGGACATACAGGGTGTCAGTTGTGGAGTCGTAGAACCATTCATCTTCTGCGTCAACAGCAACCAGATTCACTTCGGCATCGCCCAGGTCAGCGCCAGCTCTGTATAGCCTGCCGACATAGCCTGAATCATGCAGCTTGTATATAGGGCTGCTGTGTTCCACGAAGCTGTACGCATCCAGCGTCACTTTCAGGTCGAACCTGTCTATGTCTGCATACGCCTTCTTCAGATCAGCCGCTGAACAATAGTCAGGCATGTATCACGCTCCCTTGCTGCCACCCTTCTTCCCGGCTGGTTTCTCAACGGGCTTCGGCTTCTGCTTTGGTAGCAGTTTCGTGACCAGCTTCTCAGAGCCGTCCGGCTGCTTCTCTTTCACATCACGGTACTGCATTTCAGTATAGTCGCCTTTCAGATATTTGGCAATCAGCCCGCTATCAGAATGATGTGCTTTCTTCAGTTTACCATCTGAACGCAGGAAGAACCGTGTTTTCGGCGATCTTAAATCAGCCATGTGTTTCTATGTCCTTTCGGAATTTAGCAGGAAGTGAGCATTCAGGCCGCAAGTTGTCATCTAGCGGTACATGCCCTTTCGCCAACCTGCGCTGTATCTCTGCTTTGGTCAAGCCATCTTTTGTGATACCATAAACAGTGCCGTTCGGCCTGCGGAAATACTTGTGAGACTTGTACCAGGGCGGTGTGAGCGGGCGGCCCGGAGACCGCCCGCCACGATTAAACAACGGTTTTGAAGCGCCTGCCGGAACGAACTTCATTGACATTACGGATTGTCCCAGTTGTAAATCCAGCCAGGGCTGGCGTTCGTGCTCTTCAGAGCAACCGCGCCGATGATGGCGTGATGTACCAGCACATCAGCCAGATAGTTGATGTCCCGAGCGGCTTCAAAAGTCGGTGGCAGCTGGTAACCGTAACCGATTGCATTGCCGGTGAACCAGGAGGCGGTCACAGTATCAGCGTCGGTAGCGTCGCTCCAGTCGGTGCTGACATAAACCTGAGCACCATACAGCCGCCCCTTCATTCCGGAATACACCGGCGACTGGACACCCGTGGTGGTATAGAGCGACAGTGCATCGTCCTTCAGAACACTGGAATACGCCAGCGGGCTGCAGAACAGGAAAGCACCGGGCATATCTTCTTCCAGGTCGATTCCTGCATCAGCAGCCGCTACAACAGCCGTCAGGCTCTCGTCTTCAGTGACAGTATTGTCATTGGTAAGCTCGGTTGGAGTATCAGCCTGAATCGCAGTAGCGATCACAGACTCTTCGGCCTTGCCGAGACTGTATCCCATCATCTGACTGTACTGATCAACCATTGAAGGCACTGCCTGCAGCTTGACCAGGTCACCGACACGCTTCGACTTGTAGTAGTGGGTGAAGGTGATTTCAGCTTCTTCATCGGTGCTGGCTGCATGCTGCAGCTGCCCACCGGACGCCAGTGTATCAGCGTCTTCTTCCAGGACGAGCGGAATGTTCAATTTGCTTCCGCCGCCCGTAACAGCGATAGCTGCCTGAATGTAGGAAGTATAATTGACCGCAATGGCTCCAAGTCGCAAGACGCGTTTCTTGTAACCAGCAGTCGCTTCATACCACAGTTCAGGAATCAGCTTCGCAGCAGTTGTGGTTGTTACTTCAGCCATGAGTGGTTATCCCCTTGTTTGATAACCTTTCAGAATCTGCGGCCAGTTAGCTTCGCGCTCTTCTTGCGTCATGTCGTGGTAGCCTTTCGGCTTCTCGCCCGCCTGCGGAGCTGGTGCATCACCTGTAGGAACTGTGCGTTCCTCTCCAGGTGTCTCCGGCTCTGCAGGTGCAGCAGTTTGTTTCGCAACGAACTTCTCTAACTGTAGCAGACTCATCCCGGTTGTGAATTCTCTCTGATCTTCTGGAAGCTGTTCAGTTAACGTCCTGCGACGATCAGCTTCAAACTCACGATGCGCTTCGTTCTCATTACGCAGCTTCTCATTCTGCTGTGCAAGAGCTTCGTTGACCTTTGTCAGGTCGCCGTCCTCTTCCAGCTTCTTGAGTCGCGCCGCCTCCTTCTCCCGCTCAGCTGCTTCTAGCTTCTTCTGAGCATCATTGCGCTCTTGAATCACTGTGCTGAAGCGGTCGTAAGGTACAGTAGCAGGCGGAGTCGTGGCTCCTGCTTCTGATGTGGTTTCAGGTGTATCGCCACCTGCGGGCGTGTTCGGTGCGTTCTTCACTTCTTCGGGCATCATTGACCTCTGATGTTGAGTAAATGTATCACAGCATGTCAACTTCCTTTCCAAGCTGCTCTTTCAGTTTATCCTTGTCCGTGAAGACTTCTTCTTCATCATACCATTCAGTGAAGACCTATTCTTCAGCGCCCTTCTTCTTGCGTTCGCCTGACTTGTTCATGATGAATCCTGAACCAGCCTTCCTGAACCTGATCTGCTCTTTAGCCACGCTCGGCTCCTAGAGATTAATGACTATCGGCTTCCTGCGCCCACTGACACGGTGTGCCGCTTTGTCATACAGTTTGTCTACATGCTTATCGAAGAACTTCTTCACGGGCGGTAGTAGCGGCTTCTTTTCAGAGGGAATTATCGGTCGCTTGTGTCTGCTCGCATGTTCCACTCTCTGTGCTGCAGCAGGATCGTCCCATCCGATAACAGCACCCGCCGCTCGACCACCGCTTCCGTGAATAACTCGTTTGAATTTGAAAGTGTCAAGAGTTAAACCTGTAAGTGTTGCATCCGGCACACCGCTACGACTGGCCTGCTGGCGCGCAGCTTTACCTTCCATCTTCCGCTTCTTGTACTGCTTTGAGTACTTTTTGCTTTTGTAATAATGCTTGCGCCGCAGTTCTGTCACCGTCTTAATGACCACTTGCTCGCCTAATCCCTGCCAGTCTTTTATCGGCAAGTCTACAATAGCACGAAGCGGCTTCACGCTGCCTTACCTTCCATCATCTTCTTGATTTCCTTTTCCCTGTACTGGTCTGCCAGCTGATAAGGTTCGAAGTGATGTCTACAATTGAAGCCACCACCGTTGACGAATGCACCTGGGAAGTTCTGCTCTATCTCTTTCTGTGTCAGCGGTCCAGCTTCCAACATCTCCCTGCATAGCGGTCTGACACGGCCATCTATCGGACCGCTGTAGATATACAGCTTTTCAGGATCGTCTGACTGCGCCATCAGCTCCCGCACTTTACGGTCATACTTCCGCAGACTATCGTTCGCCAATGCTTCAGCCTGGTATCTCTTCAGACCTGATTCTTCCAGCAGCTTCACGAACTCCACTTTACTGATACCGGTTGTTGCATGCCTTGCCAGCAACTCCTGAATCTGTGCAGCTTTGGCGCCCACCTGCCCGACTATTACATCCTTGTGAATAGACATCAGCGCCTGGAGCACCTCTTCAGAGACTTCACCATGTTTCGTGATACGCGCCAGCATCTGACCGTAAGCATCTTCAAGCATATCATAGGAGCCGCCCATCAGACCGTGTATATGTCCACGCAGGTCAATATCGGCAAGCTCTTCCAGCACTTCACTCCAAGGTTCGCCCTGAAGTTCTATGAAGATATTGATGACACGCCTGTTCACCTGTTCCCATGCTGTAGCGAACTGTGCTGCCATCTTGTCTGCATAGTCAGCTGGCATTAGTCTTCGACCTTTTCAAACCACTCATTCAGCCCCTGCGGCTACATCCAGCAGCTCTTCCAGCCTGCCGCCCTGCTTCTTGTTCGCCTGCAGATTCAATCGTACCTGCTCTTCATACTGCTCCAGCGCCGTCTTCCCGCCTTTGATATCCTTGAACATATCGGGATTCTTGCGCTGCAGAATTGCACCTCTGGTGATCTGTCCGTGCTTCAGTTCGTGCTCGTCACGCTTCATCTGTTCATCTGGTGTCAGCACTTCAATGGATTCACCGAAGTCCACATTCAGCTGTTCAGGTAGACTCCACTCTGGCTTCTCCACCTGCAGGATCAGTCGCTCCTTCTCGTACAGCTGCTGTTCTGCGTCCCTGCAGCGTGTTACATCATCCTTCCTGTTGTCCGTCAACTCCTGCTGCCGCACCTTCAGCGCCACTCCTGAAGCTGCTGTCTGGCCTTCAACGAATGAAGGATCAAGTCCGTAGTTCTGCGCAACTGCTTTGTACTTCGCCTGGTTCGCATTCGTCACAGAGTCCACTGTGTTCGGTGGATGTAGAATCCCTGCTGTGGCATTATCTGGCAGCGTGGCTGCTATGTTAGCGCCGAACAGAACATCTTCACCACGCTTCAGACCTGTGAAGTAGATGTACCCGAAGCTCTGAAAGTGGATGTTTACATTCAGGTTCGTATCCATCACATTGATGTTCTCGTTCATGTCAATCAGGTCAAGTGCTCCTGTGACATCCATGAACCCTGACTCCGGCATACCGTCAGAATACATGAAGATGAATGGCACAGTGTTCCAGCCATGCACGCCGCCGCCTACCACTGCACGCTGATTGTTCCGCATATCATATTCAATCCAGGTAGTTGAATCCCACCGCTGCCACCGCTTTGTCAGTGCATCCTTGTCAGTATCCACTATGGCAATCGGGTAATTTACAGCGATCGGAGTGAATGGATCATTCGGGTCGAACTCTGGCTCGAAGTCATAGATAACCTGGTACATGAAGAAGCCTTCTTCATCAGGGCTCTCCGGTGGTATCCAGCGCAAGTGAACAGCTGTCAGCTCGAACAGGTTACAGTACCGTTCAGCTCGCTTCATCTTCTGACTCTTCATCTTCGTGACACGCTTGTAGTCGCCCTGTCGATCATGCGGTTCATTGTCTTCAGTCACCAGTGTCCGTACGGGCGGCACCATGTTCACCATGCTGATGCGATTGATAACACGCTTCGTGATGTTGTTGTTCGATACAGGCACTTCCACTAGTGTCTTCGGATCGAAGTAGTCAGATGTATCACGCTCCGTTTGGCCTTTGTAGTAGCGCCAGAGCCGCTGCTGATCAGACCTGCGGGTGTTCTCTATCCGCTGATTGCCCGCGTTGCGAAGATGCTTCTTGAAGCCACGCCGACTCTTTGTTCCTGTCTCCATCTGTCAACCTTTCCGACTATGCGGTCAGTGTAGTCGTCACCGTACACGAAGATGTTCCCCTGGTCGAAGCAGTCAGAGCCGTGTGTCCGCTGCTTGTCTGTTTTATCCTTCCCGCCCCTGCCGTCTGTTTCATCACGCTCCAGGTCGTCTGTCAGATATGTGCATGACGGATCAATCCTGAGCAGCCCTTTGGCCAGCAGGCTGCAGCCGATACCGACACGATTGCTGACTCCGGGGTTCGCCTTCGGCACTCGGTCGTAGACAGTCCAGCCTGCCCCGGTCAGCACATCTGTTATGATCTTGTAGTCAGTGCTGTGATCTTTCGAACCCTCCCATGAGCCGGAAGCATCTCCTGTCAGATATAGCTCTCTGCATTCATGCCCTTCCAGCACCTTCAGCAGCTTCTGCACCTGTGCCGGTGTTCTTCCCTGTGAAGGTGTGGAGACTTCCCTGCAATAGTTCAGGTATTCACCGTCCTGCTGCGCTACTTCCCAGACCATCGGGGAGTTCTGTCCGAAGTTGAAGTCGCACACCAGGATGACCGGTCGTAGCTGGTCAAGCTGCAGACGTGTTCTGGCGTGCTCTGTCTTGACGAAGGTGTAGTATAGCTGCCCTTCATAGCTCTCGAAGGAACCTTCAAACTCCTGGCGGAAGGTGCGCTCATCCAACTCCCGCTTCGCTGCTTCAATTTCAGAAGCTGTCAACACGTCAGCACTGAACCAACTGAAGTATGCCCAGCCTGGTGACTCTACACTTTCGTGATACGCTCCGTCAAAAGCAATGGTGGAGGGTATCAGTCCATCACAGGCGCGCAGGGCGAAGTCATGATACTCGCCGAAGCCTGCCGGCACACTGTCCAGCATCAGCCAGCCGCCTCTGTCTGCCAGCGCCGGCCTGATGTGTTCACCGAAGATTGTATGCAGCTTCCGCATTTTCCTGCACTCTGACAGAAGCCAGCCATCCCACGGGCTGCCATCTACACGAGCAGGTTCTTCCATGCCTTCCAGGTGGATAGTGGAACCATTCAGCAGTCTGACTGCCAAGTCGCTGTGGTTCGGCTTACCAGCTCTGAAGGGTGTGGTGTCATGCACCAGTTTCTCCCAGAAGAGCCGCTTAACCTGCTTCCTGGTTGGAGCGCCGATACCGTACTGACCTCTCTTCCGCAACGATCTGATGTAGAGCTTCTGCATGGAAAGCAGGCTCTTCCGTGATCGTCTACCTGCAGGGAGCACTACGAAGCGATGCTCGTCATTCAGATACTGAACATGCCTCTTCGTAAGCTGTCGCAAGTAAGGCGGCGATTTCATCTGTGTTCTGTTCTCCACCTGCTTCAGGCTGATCACGCTGTCCGAGTTCGTTCTTACCGAGCCAGATCAGCATTGTGATGTTGCCTTCCAGCGCCTTCTTCCACTGCATTCTCCGCAGCGACATTTTGCCATTTGCCGATTCTTCTTTTATGAGTTCAGCATAATTGCGTGCAAGCGTATCAGTGCTGACCCCAAGCACTGCAGCCATTTCTTCTCTGGTACAATTGATCTTTGCCAGTGCACGCAGAGTCTTCTCGTCGACCTGTTTGCGTGGTCTTCCTCTGCGCTTCGGCTTATCGGTAGGTTTCTCTGCGGCCTTCACCATCTACCGGAATGAATATGAAGATGAAGGCGGATTGTCAAGGTGTTTCTATGGCAGGTGTTAGAATCGTTCCTCTATCCATGCGCCGCTCTTGTATTGTACCGCAACGAATGTGAACCAGGGGAACTTCTCAGCTGCTACCTTGATTCGGACTCTGGCGGCCTCTCTCCAGTGTCCCTTGACTTCGTGAAGCTCGAAGTGATCTTCATGCACTACCAGGAAGTCAGGTGTGTAGACCGCTCCTTCTCCAAGTCTGAACTTCAACCCTTCATAAACATAGTCGATGATGCTTCCAGCTCGTTTCAGGATTTCCAGTCGGCTATTGTACTGCACTTCGGTTTTACTCTTGAATCTTGATCTGTCAAGTACGGGTCGCATGTGCGGCTCCTTTCGGTTTTCACAATCCCGCTCTAATCCAGGGCTTAGTTAAAATGCCGGAAGCTCTGTGTCGCCACCTTTTCAGGTCACAGGCTCCCGGCTACTGGATTGGAGTGCTAACTCTCTGCTTCACTCAATCAGGCGGCGATCTGATTCGTGGCATATCAAGCTCTGAAGTCGCGCAGCTCCTGCTGCGATTTGATTATCTTCGGCGGTTCATCTTCAGGCCGCTGTTCATATAGCCTGCAGGCAGGGTCACGCTTCCTGATGTCGGTTTTCAAACCGTGCGTCCACTGTCGTCGCTGCATCCAGCATTTCCAGTAATACCTGGAGTGATAGAAGGCTCTGACATGGAAGACGCAGCTCCCGCACTTCTGGTCGGGCGGTCCGACGCCTACCTGTTCAATCATGGTCGGAGTCAGCTTCCGCTTCGGAGCGAGTGGCGGAATAGGCGACAGCTTGAATGTATCACACTTCACTGCTTTACCCCCGCTTCGCCGAGCAGGGCTTTGCGGATATCGTGCTGGCTGTTCAAATATCCGTTACGATACGCTTGTTGCTCTGGTGATTTCCTCTCTAAATCAACGCCGACCGCCTCCACACAATCGCACGCTTCTCGAATCTGCTCGGCGGTGCGAACGGTGGCGGTGATGTCGGTCAATATTGCAGAATGCCGAAGCGCCTCTGGTAACGGCATATCT